AAAACAATTAGAATATTTGAAGGGACCTCCTTACATTCTAGCTAGTTTTTTACTGGGACCAGTTTAAAACTTGTTTTATTTTTACTTTATGTATTGTCTTGCTTTCGTTTCCTTCAAAGTGACGTCAACATACTTTCTTGTAGTTTGGTTTTTGAGAGCTGGTTAACGTCTTGGGACAAAACCACAAAATTTGAATACCATGGCTTCGAGAGGTTTTAAATTAAATCAACTCATCGACATCGATGAATTCAGTGCGGAACAGCGAGGTCAATTTTTTGACATGATGCTGTCTAAACCGGATTCTCAACTGGGGGCTGTTATGCAGCGCAACTTAGTTGACAAGATAGATGATATGATGAGAGAAAGAAAAGGACGAGAGTGTGTGGTTCTCCACGAACTTTTGTCACAAAAAGATCAGAATAGATCGATCGAATTGTACCCTGAGTTTAACATTGTCTCCAAAGATGATAAGAACATGGTTCATGGGTTCGCTGCTGCTGAGAGAAAACTTCAAGCGTTATTACTTTTGGCGAGAGTTCCGAAGCTTGAGGAAGTTGATGACATCGGTGGTCAATGGTCGTATTGGTTGACAAGAGGCGAAAAAAGAGTGCATTCGTCATGTCCTATCTTGGACGTTCGTGATAAACAAAGAGAAATGCAGAGGCAGAGCTTTTTGAAGAGTTTCAGGGATAACGCAACGACTTCCGACTCGGTCGTCACTGATGCGCAGTATGAGATGTATAATGCATTCAAGAATGGTGTGGATAAACCTAATTTTGTTAGGTGTAACAACACTTTCCAAGATTGCAATTGCAGGGGTTATACTAAAGATGGATTGCGGCGCGGTGCAGAACATGCAATCGCTCTCCATAGTTTGTATGACTTCGAGCTCGACAGCGTGGCAGACGCTATGATCGAAAAGAAGACGAAATTCCTGCACGCAGCTATGCTTTTCGCACCTGAGGCAATTATGATAGAGGAAGGTCCACTACCTGATGTTAATGGTTACTACCACAGAGTGCAAAAGAATCTTGGAACTAGGCCCGAGAGAATTATGTTTGGTTTTCACGACGACCCTTCCTATAATTATATTCACACCTGGTCTGAGTATAAAAAATACTTATTAGGAAAATCTTTTGTTCGACGTGGCCATACTTTCTTCTTTGAGCCGTGGCAGGGTAGAGGAGATACGATGTTCTTTACATTGTATAGGATGACTAATGTTCCCAGAACTGGCTTGTTTGGAGAAGAGTATTACAGGAGGTTGTACATTAAAAGGTGGGCTGGAATGGTGATTGCGCCGGTCTTCGACATCGACGAAGTTACTATGAAGATCAAGAGGAAACAACTCTATGTTGAGAAAGCGTTCTTAGACAAATGTTTGGATTACGTTGCTAGGTTATCTGATCAACAGCTGACCATCAACAACGTAAAATCATTCATGAGCTCTAACAACTGGGTCCTGTTCATTAACGGGGCAGCTATCAAAAACAAACAGTCCATGTCTCCTGGAGACTTGCAACTGTTGGCACAGACGATTCTAGTGAAAGAGAAACTGAGTCGTCCATTGATGACGGAGATGAGGACAAGAATGGCAGAGCAAGCAGCTCCTGTTAGCGGATTCTGCGACTTGATTGTTACGACTTGGCGCCAGAAGGTGTGGAATGGCAATCTTAAAAGAAGAGTGGTTAGGGATTTGGCAAAACTGTTTAAACTAGAACGTGGTTCTGAGACCTTAGAGACAGAAGACCCAATTCGTTACTACGAAATCTGGGACTATCTGACTCTATTCTTCTCTGAGGAAGAAGAAGCTGTTCGAAGTTTACCAGATATCAATGATGCTAAAAACAAATCTGACAAGATTCGCAATGAAGCTAAAGACGCAGCGAACAATGTTATTAAAACGAAGTATGAGAATTTCCAAAGCCCAATTGATGAACTTAAGACTCCTCTGATCCGAAAGTCTGAGAATATCAAAGGTGCAAAGAAAGACAGAAGCGTTTGTAACTTGTTCGTTGGTTGGCAGCGGTTGTTTCATCCCGAAGGCAGTTTCAAAGTTTTAACTGATAAGACAGAAGAAGTTAAGAGCGTTGCTGTGACCAAACCGTTCGTTGTTGAGGAGGCTCCGAAATTGATTAGTGACGATGAAGCATTTCTTGAACTGGATAGACTTGTGGATAGTTGCGAAGGTTCTGACGAAGACTGTGTAATTGATGAGTTTCTTGCTGGTTTGAGCGTCTGTAATAGTTTTTCTTCGGAGGCTTCTTCGAGTGGAACTAAGTCGGACGGTGGCGAAATCGCTGTTGGAATTATACGTCCAAAGAGTCCACCTGGTTTCTTGAGACCCTTAGTTCGAAGTGAGCAGGTAGAAAAGACAGTTGAAAGAGCAGATCCCGAGGTGAGTTCGATAGTTGCTGAATCTCGGTTTCCTGAAAAACCCCTGGAAACAGGAGATTTTTCGATCGATGCCAGACTTGAGTATATCTATTATCTGAAGTGTCTAGTGCGTGCGCAGAACAATGAAATTCTGATGATGTTGAGGTCGTACCAGAAGGGTATAATTCGTGCTGGGGGAAGAGGTTATCCGAATGGTTTAGATGTTTGGGATCTTAAGTTTAAGAAATGGGTGATTGAACCTCCAATTCTCAACCACTCAAAGGTTTTTGTTCCAGATTTGAAGAGTTTCGAAAACGGAATTTTGTGTGGGGAAATCATTGATGCTAGTTGGGACAAGTCCGCGTTGGATATTGTCGCTAACAGGGCTTTTGAGGCTGATTACTGTTTTGTGTGCGATCAACTCTTTTTATGCAATGAAAGAGTCATTCTCAAGAACCTGCTTAAGCTGGAGGTTCTTCCTTTAGATTGCAAATTTAAGTTGGTCGACGGTGTTCCTGGGTGTGGAAAATCTACTGCGATTGTAGAATCAGCAAACCCCCTCTTTGAAGTGATCTTGTCAATGGGGAAAGAAGCGACGGAGGACTTAATTGCTAGGTTCTCAAAGAAGAAATTTGGAATCAATATCAAGAAGAGAGTTCGAACTGTCGACGCTTTCTTAATGCACTGTTCAAATGGAGAATGTATTGGAGAAACTCTCCACTTCGACGAGGCCTTAATGGCCCACGCCGGAATGGTGTTTTTCTGTGCTCAGCTAGCAAAGGCGAAACTTGTCGTATGTCAAGGAGATCAGAAGCAAATCGCTTACAAACCAAGGGTGGCTCAGGTGAATCTAAAATTTTTGAGTCTCGTTGGTAGGTTTGACGAGGTTGAAGAGAAACGCCTGACTTACAGGTGCCCAATTGATGTCGCTTTGTCCTTAGATAGATTCTATACAGGAAAGGTTGTTACTAAGAACAACGTTCTTAGGTCAATGACTACAAAGAGGATCAGCTCGAAGGAACAAGTTACAATGGAAAAGGGGGTTCAATATTTGACATTCTTACAGAGTGAGAAGAAAGAGATTGCTACCATGTTGGCGCTGAGGAAGATTGAAGCAGCTGTGAACACGGTTCATGAAGCTCAAGGAAAAACTTTCAAAAAGGTGATACTTGTGCGGACGAAAGTGACAGATGATGTGCTGGCGAGAGGACAGGAGTACAGAATCGTGGCAATTTCAAGACACACTCAAGCAATGGTATATGAAACAGTGAAAGATGATGAGGTGTCTAGACTGATTGCTGAGACTTCTTCACTCCCAAAAGCATCTTTGATGAGATACTTTGTGACTGATGCTGCCTTATGACGGTGTCGGTCGAGATTCGATTCCTTTTCACACCATGATGGCCCGTGTTCGGTTCCAGACACTGGAACTACTGTCGATATACAAACATGGTATGATGATATTTTTCCGGGAAATTCTGTGAGGGATTCGAGTCTCGACGGGTACATGGTCAGTACCACTGACTGTAACGTTCGAGTCGATAATGTGGTTTTGAAGTCAGGTAATTGGAAAGATAAGTACGGTGATGAGATGAAATGTCTAGTTCCAGTCCTTCGGACTGCGATGCCGGATAAGCGAAAGACCACGCAGTTGGAAGGTCTGTTGGCTTTACAGAAGCGAAACTGTGCGGCTCCTGAGTTACAAGAGAACGTTCACGAATCAGTTCTGGTGGATGAGACTATAAAGAGATTGAAAGACGTCGTGTATGATGTGGAGAAAATAAGGTCGGACCCCATTAATCAAAAGATTCACATGCAGAAGTGGTGGAAAAATCAGAGCACAAGTGTACAAGCGAAGATCATCAGCGATGTGAGAGAACTTCATGAGATTGATTACTCGTCTTATATGTTCATGATCAAGTCGGATGTGAAACCAAAGATGGACACGACTCCTCAGAGTGAGTACGCGGCTTTGCAGACAGTGGTGTATCATGAGAAACTGATTAATTCGTTGTTTGGCCCGATATTCAAAGAGATCAATGAGAGGAGGTTGGATGCAATGCACCCACACTTCGTCTTCAACACAAGAATGACATCTAGCGATTTGAATGAAAGAGTTAAATTTCTGCACCCAGACACAGACTATGATTTCATAGAGATAGATCTGTCGAAGTTTGACAAATCCGCGAATCAGTTTCACCTACATCTGCAACTGGAGATTTACCGCATGTTTGGGTTGGATGAGTGGGCCGCCTACATTTGGGAAGTGGCTCACACTCAAACGACTGTCAGAGATATCCAGAATGGGATGATGGCCTTTATTTGGTACCAACAGAAAAGTGGAGATGCTGATACATACAATGCCAATTCTGACAGAACACTTTGTGCTTTATTGTCGGAGATGCCTTTGGAGAAGGCTGTGTTAATGACATACGGAGGAGATGACTCGTTAATTGCTTTTCCAAAGGGAACAACAATTTGTGACCCATGTGATAAGCTTGCGACGAAATGGAATTTTGAATGCAAGATTTTTAAGTTTAACATTCCGATGTTCTGTGGGAAATTTCTTGTGAAAGTGCAGGATAGGTACGAGTTCGTTCCTGATCCTGTCAAAGTTGTGACTAAACTTGGGAAGAAATCGGTGATCGATACTCAACACTTGGCTGAGATATTCATATCCTTGAATGATTCCAACCGAGCGTTGTCTGATGCGAACGTTTTGTACGCTCTGGACGTGGCGATCGCCGATAGATACAAGTATGAAAAGAGTTCTGTTTTTGCCTTATGTGCCTTGTGGAAACACATAAAGAGTTTCTCGGCTCTATGTGTGTTATACAGAGAAGGTGAAAAGGAGTTGGATTACAAGAAAGTCGATTGGAAGAAGGCGACTGCCGCTGTGAAACAATTCTATGATTGGTAGTAGTATTGAAAAGGTGTTTGTATTTATGTATATTTGGTTTCTTCAAGTAGCCCTATAGGCGCTATTTGATGCATATTGAATATCACATATTTGCACAGCATTCAAACTGAATTTTCACATGGAGAACGATAAGTCGTTAGTTGCTTTGAAGAAGAAGACTTTTGAATTGTCTAACTTTAGTAGGTTGGGTTCGGTCGAGTTGTTCGTCGATCAAAAAAGAAAGAGACCGAAGTACTTTCACAGACGTAGGCAGGTTGTTTTGAATAATGTAGCAGGCTCTTTAACTGAACACAAGTTAGGTGCTTTCAAAGTAGAAGATGTTGGAAGAATCAAGAGTTATGCCTTCTTGAGGATCGTAGCAATTCAACTTGTTGTGTCTTCGCATTTACCTAGGGATACCCCTGGGCACTTGCAAGTTGACATTTTGGATACTCGTCTTACGGATGGGAGAAAGAAAAACAAGGTCTTGCAGAGGTTCATGGCCAAAGCCTGTGATAACACTTCTTTGATTCAGTATAAGTTCGATTACTGCGTGAGTACCAGCGAAAATCTTGCGGACCTTTGGCACATTGGTACAGTGGCTACTGGAGTACCAGTTGTAGATGGTTGTTTCCCGTTTAGTGTAGAAATGTCTTTAATTTGGGTTGCTACTGATTCGACTACTCGGTTAAATCCTGAAGAGCTGAACAGTACCGATTATTTAGAAGGTGACTTTAGTGATCAGAGTCAATTTGAAGAGTATATGAGCTTAAATCAAGTCAAAGCGAAAGCGATTGATGTCAAGTTCAAAGGTGAGTATGTGCCTAAACTTAGGCAGGATAGAAATTTGGCTTCGTTAGAAAAGATTCCGCAGTCAATTGTGAAAGCGGCAAGCATAAAGAAAAAATGACGAAGTGTGCTCTACCTGAATGTGAAGAAAATACTCAGAAGAATCAGATGACCTGTTCAATGAAACATGCTAATAAATATAATAGGTATTTAGCTAGTAAGTTCGATGTAAAAAGAAAATGCGAGTGCAAGAACTGTGGTTGGTTTCCTGCGATATCAGTTCAACCTGATTACGTGGAAGTCTACTTCTGTTGTGGCATGAAGCATTTACAAAAGTGCAAAACCGATAATCCTTTAAAGGAGAAACGGTTGAACACACCAAAAAGACTGTTTAGAGATGATGTAGATTTTGGTCTTAATTTACTGTTTAGTGAGGTGTGTTGATAGTAGTTAGTTAAATGTTTAATTAATGTGCTATTTTAGTTAACGTTATAATATTTAGTAGTATAGTGTTATGTTATTATGTTTGTTTTATTTGTGTATGAGCTAGGTATGGGTGTATGCCCTGCTTAAGTGGTTCTACCATAGGAGTAAAAACAGTGTGTTTATTTATTATTTTAGTGTTTATAAAAATCCAAAAAGATTTTCGTAGGTTTTAGGTTTCGGCATTTGGCCGGGGTTCGAATAACATTAAAGTGGATAAGTTTGATGCTGGCGAACAAAGGGTGAAAAACCCTTCGTCAACCGTGAACGTTATCACGCCC